TTACGATCCTACTGCCTGGGGCATGGGTGGGGCAAAGTCAGATAATTTCTGGTTCAGAATGGCAATCTGATCCGCATTGTTATCCGACATCCATGCACCATAAACCTGATACACCATCTGCGCATTTGTGTGACCCATTTGCGACGCGATGAAGTTCGGGTTTGCTCCTGCGGTTAATGACCAGCATGCGTAAGTGTGACGTGACTGGTATGCTCTCCTGTAACGCAAACCTGATCGCCGCATTGCTGACTCCCAGCTCTGAGCTACAGAGCCAACAGCGTAATGGTGGCCGGCGATCCCGTTTGTGACAGTAGCCTGTGGGTTAAAGACGAAAGTGCAGGGGTGAGTGGTTGTCCGGCCATACTCCCGCAATTTCACTTCAACCTGATGCTGTTTACCGAGTCGCGTCATTTCCGCCTGGCTTTTAAGAACATCAATTGCCGATTGGATCAGATGGATAACCCTGTCAGTGCCTGCATCCGTTTTTGGCAGTGTAAACTCCTTTGTCAGCGTATGATTCCTTCTGACCATCAGGGTTCCTGCCTTCAGGTCGATATCCTCCCACGCCAGCCCACACAACTCGCCATGACGCATCCCTGTATACACTGCCAGTGACCAGAAATTTTTTATCTGCTGGTTGTAACAGGCATCAATGAGTCTTACGAACTCGTCCCGGGTTAGCGGATCCGGAACGGACTTCGCCTTCTTCAGAAAGTCGATGCCATCAAACGGGTTCTTATTTATATACCCACTTTCGGTAGCGAACTGGAACATGAAAGACATCACCATCATGTAGTTATTCACCGTCCGTGCAGAGCGTCCTTTAACCGGCGTTCGCTGTCCTTTCTTCAGGGTGTGATACCCCGTCAAAAGCTCCTTCCTTATAAACAGCAAATCTTCCTGACTTACCGCCGACGCCAGTTTTTTCTCGCCAATCCTTGGCACCATATTCCTGACGATTGATTTGTACCGCGACAGAGCGTTAGTGGTAATTTCCATGCTTTTCAGTTCAAGCCACTTCTTCGCCAGTTCAGTGACGGTTATTTCCTTTCTGTCCTCGCCGAATCGCTGAAGGTTTGCAGACTCAGGAAACTGCGCTGCATAGTTAAAACGTCCTGTCTTAATGGCGTAGCAAACCGATGCGCGTAACTCTCCAGCCACCTTCCGATTCTTTGGCGTGTCCAGAACGCCAAGGCTTTCCCTGACCCTGACGCCTTTATACATGAACCATATGCGGAGCGTTCCTCCGTGGTTCTCAACGCCTGTTGGGTATGCCATTCTTCCCTCCCGACGTCCAAGAGCCCGACTAGGTTACCCTGTAATTTAATTCCGGGCACCAGGCTGTTTGGACGCTTGCTGTTCTATCCAGAGATTGATCGCCTCGGTGTTGTACATGCATTCACTGTTTGGCTTGGGCTCCCCGTCCGGTGATACGTGCAAATACTCTCTCCCCAAAAACCATGACTCGCGCCGGGCCCGCTCAATAGTCCCGCGCTTCAGGCCTGTTACGGCGATAAGGTTTTGCTCGGTCACCCACTTATTGGGCACAAGCTGGATCACTTCGCTCATTGGTTATCTCCAGGCAATAAAAAAGCCGCTGGTCTGCGGCTATTCGACATTTACGCAACACATCAGGTCGATAATGGCGTCCTTCAATCACTGCTCTAATTCACCCCCGTATCTCCGAATAAGCTCCTCCATTGCGTCATAGCAAAGGCTGGCTTCTTCATTAGTCATGGATATAAATACGCACTCTTCCAGATGGTCATGGTTTGACAGCATCACTTCCTCCAGGCAAAAATAAACCCGCCGAAGCGGGCTGTATTCGTTGCTGATTCAGGCATCACTCACCGCCAGATTGTTCGGCAAGCGCCCAGCAAATCTGAACCGCATAGACACTTTTGACGCGGCGAACCTTTCCCTTTGCCTCCATTCTCTTGAGAAGGCGAAGCGCCTGAGGCGTTTTTACGTGATCTTTGTACCCACGCTTTGCTGTAATGATATTTGCCAGTTGGTAGGTCATACAGTTTCCATGCCCCTCCAGCACTGAAATCACCTCGTGCTCTGTTAATTTGGACATCATTCAGCCTCCTGCTTCGGTTCGACTGGCGGTTCCATGTAGTACCAGTGCGTTGCGCTACTACAAACCGTCTTAAAGAGTGACGCCGGTACGAATCTGTAACGCATATCTTCATGCGGTGTCGGGGTATAAACACAAACCCTCCGCTCGCTTTTTGGTTCCGGCATCCGCTCGCTGACCGGTATCCAGCCATCCGGGATTACCGGAGATTTGCCCGATGCGATTGCAGCGCGGCAGGCTTTGAAAGCAGACATAACCGCCAGGACGCCGCGATTCCATGCGTGCTCGTCAATAGCATCTGACTTCCGGCATATATCAATCGCTGCATCGAATATCGCGGACTCATCCGGCACGCTCGTAACTTGCGGGGCTGCGTAGAGCTTCGTTCCGTTTCTGAAATTATTCCAGTCGGCCTGTCCTTGTTCGGCAATGCATACAACTTTTGCATCAGGATAATCACCGCAGTCGTCGTAATCGCCCAATACCACTTCGCCTACAGGCTCAGCGGCGGCGCGGCACTGCTGTAGCTCGCGCAGCGCTGACGCCAGATCTGACTCATTGTTAGCCAGCCGCTTATCTTCTGGTGAATAAAAGCTCAGCACTTCGATTAGATTCGCGATGCGCTCATCTGATACGCGTTCGTTGATTGTCATTCTGCACGCTCCGCTTTATTCCGCAGCCAAATACACACAGCGCCATCTTCGGTATCGTGGATTGAGCCTACAAACCATCCGTCGCCAGCAGGTGATTCGGGTTTCCAGGCTGAGATGTCGTAACCATCAACATTGGGGTCGATGTCGCTCTCATCTCGGTACTCGACTGTCCATTCCAGACCGTTTTCTCTCATCCATGAGTTAAATTCCTCAGTCGGAACATACTCGCGACCATCGCAAAACGCATCGTAAACAGGGTGCGTCCAGTAGCCGTACTGGTCGCGTTCTACTGGTAATGCAGTAATCAGGTTTTTCATATCCCTCACCCCTCCACCGTTAAATTGATGCCAGCAACTTTCAGCGCGTCAGCAAGCATGATTTTGTAAGCCGTCAGCATGGCCTCACGCACATTGTCAGTGCTGTAAAACGCCTCATGAGCGCGAAGCATCGAGTCCAAAGAGGGTTGCAGTTGCGCCAGTTGTTCTGCTGTCATTGTCATGCTGCACCGCCTTCAACACGTTTAAACTCAATCACCCAAACCCACGGGTTGTGACTGAATGACTGCTCTGGGTAGATGGAATCCCACAATTGGCGGAACCACAGCCATTTATCCATGCTGCCACCGTACGGCTCCGGGTTGGCTGGATATCCCTCTTTCGCTGCGTCTTCCTGGCTAATACTGGCGAGGCGCTCCACTCGCACGTCGGTAATCTCCAGCAGAATACGGCTGGCCCAGCGCGGCATGTGGATTGATGGCGTCCACTTGCCTTCCGTGCCGCTAATCAGGTCGGGGTACCAGTTTGCAAACCAGTATTTCTCAAGGTTCGGGTCGATCTCGTCGCCATCATCTTCATGAATGTCTCGGACTTCACCGTCTGCTTTGTAGGCTACAGCGGGACAGCCGTCATGATTTACATCAGCCCACGTCTCACGCACCCAGATGCGATCGCCGACTTCCCCGAATGGACAGCACTTGCTGAAGAACTCATGCGCATCAGGAATCATGCTATTACCCGGAATGAAGTCAGACACATGAACCATGCTTTTCATCTTGTTGCATGGGAAATAGAAATCACCCTTACGCGCTTTACTCGGCTCAGGTTGTTTTTTCATAATCCGCCGCGTCTGTGTCTTCCGCCCATCGAGAATGGCGCGCACCATTTCGCCGTTAAAAATCATTCCGCGCTCTTTCATACCCGTCCCCCGCGAAGCTGTGCTGCGAATGTGCGAAGAACATTGATAGATGCGGATACGCCGGTTGACTGGTGATTTAGCATCGTGATGAGTTTTTCTATGGCACCATCAACACCCACCGCCCGCTGTTCGTTCACCCATGCGTCCGTTGCGGGGGTTTTCAGTTTTTCCAGAACCGCATCGTCAGGCTGATAGGGTCCGTTATAGCTGAACTCATCCGCGTCAAAGCCAATCAGCGCCGCATTCTCAGCGCATACATCGTTTAACTTCGCCGCCAGAGCCTCACTACGCGCACTCTGCACGTCCAGCGCCGATGCAAGCTCGGTCAGCAAATTAGCCACGCTACGCATGTCTACCGCGCCGCAGTCGGCTTTTAACTCAGACGCCAGATCATGCCCGGCGCAAACCAGTTGTTTTGATTTAGTAGTCATGCCTGCACTCTCCCGTAAAACGCTAAAACCCGTTGCATTGCGTCGCTGCTGCGACACTGTTCGAATATGATGTTTACCCCGCTATCACAGTGAGCCTTACTCGCTATGGAGGCCTTTTCGCTGCGCTCCTGTCTGGTTTTTTCGAACCATGCCAGGTAAGCGGTCTGGTTGAGGAAATAACCGAATTTCGGTTTGCAGTAGGCCTTACCGCTGGATACCAGTTCATTCAGCAGTTGCTTTGCCAGATTCCGGCTGATGCCCAGGTCGCGAACAATGTCAGCTACGCGGCTGCGGTCATGGGATGCGACATACTGGCTAACCAGTTGCTTGTTACGGTCTGTCATCACAGAATCCTCCCGTTAGCTTTACGGCGCTGGTATTCGGCCATCAGGATTTCGGCAGGAGTCGGTCCCTGCTGGGTCTTGGGTGCAGCGATAGCGCGGCGAATCGGAGGAACAGGTTTGCCCTCGCCTTTGCGCTTTTCCCACATAGCCAGTTGGTCGTGCGCTTCACGCGCCAGTTCTTTTTCGCTCAGTTGCCCGTCGGTGCTGCGGCGCCGCAGTTCCAGGCAAATGTGATACATGACAGGCTGTGACCACGGGAATTCCTCGCTGCATGCGTAGCGGAAAACGTCTTTGCGCCATTGCCAGTATTCTTTCAGCACGTCATCGCCAGTGATCCCAAAACTGCATGCGCCTTCGCGGCACCAGGCGACAAACTGACCCGGAGACGGCAAAAACGGTTTTTCCTGCTGGCGGGCAATGCGCATACCTGCGTCAACCTGGGCAAGACTGGTGATCCCGTTTTCCGCAAAAGCCAGCAGCCACTGGCGACGGAATTCGTCGATATCCGCCTGGGTTTTAAAAACGGACATGCTGGCCGGGAACGCGGCGCGCAGCTGGCGAAACAATGCGTTGAATACCTCGGCGGCATGCTCCTGGCGTGATGCAGACCCCTGGTCCGGCATACCCAGCGCAATGCGACGCATTTCCTGGCGATCAAGATTGCGCATCTCAGTACCAATATTTTTCATGGCAGCAGACCCTCCACCCAGTCGGTGTTGTCGAAATTCAGCTCAGCAGCGCCTGTCTTAGCGACACTTCCCTTTCGGGAACGTTTGGCAGTCAGGCGATCCCACTGCTTGCGAAGGCCGGACGGGCTCATGATGTTCTCGCCCCAGAAATCGTCTTTGCTCGCCCATTTCAGCAGGTCGCAGATTTCGTAATGCGTGCGCTGGTCCTGTACGCGCATCAGGCGGATTGTGTTGGCCCATTCAGCCCACTTCGGTTCGGACAGGCTGGCGTTGACCGTCAGCAGTTGTGAATAAATCCAGCGAGCTGCTTTCAGGTCGTCAGCGGTACCCCATGACTTCCCTGACGGGGTGTAAATTCCGTCAGCAGCTTCAGGGTGACGAGAGAGAAATTTTTCAGTGGCGTCGTTACGGGATTCGACAGAATTCCGAAACGTAGATCTTTTAATGTTTTTATTCTTGTTATTACCTTCTTGTTCATGTTGTGCGGTTGTTTGTGCGGCTCCATGTGCGCCATCATGTGCGGCTACCACCTTCAAACCCGCGCCGTTACTGGCTTCGTCATGTGCGGCTCCATGTGCGCCATCATGTGCGGCTCCATGTGCGGGTAAATTGTCCATTTTTTGAGCATATTCGGCATAATTTGTGATGGTTATCACACGACCTTTTTGCTTCTCACCATCGATAGAAATCATCTCTTCACGGACAAAAACCTGAAGCATGCGCTCTACCTGATCGCGACTCGCCGGATTCCCTTTTCGATCGCAAAGCTGAAGGCCTAAATCAGCCGCAGTCACAACCAGTTGACCGGGTTGCAGATGCCACTCATGACCCTTAAACGAGGCTGTAAACGGCTTTCTGGCGGCACCAAGAAGCAGGTTTTCCCAAAGGGTGCGAAGATAAACATCCTTCGCCCAGGGCTGCTTGAGGATGCTCCGGTACAACGGGATGTAACCAGATTTCTGGTTGTCCATCCTGTTGCTCCTGAATTGGTCCGGCGGGTTGCCGGGGAACTTAAGAATTTCTGCGGTGTTCATGACTCACTCTCCCAGCCAGCGTCTTTCAGAAATGCGCGGTAATCATCCAGAATGGCGCGGGCCTCTTCCGGCAGGTCGAGACCGTCATGATCGGAAATGAGCTGGATAAACTGGCGGGCTTTTACGGCGCTGAACTGCGGTAACGCGGCGCTACGGGTTAGTTTTGACTTACCTGAAGCCTTCACCTTATCCATCTGACGAACCGCTACAGAGGCTGCCTGAGCACCATGCTCGCGTGATAAAGCGACGGCGGTAGTCGGCGATACTTCTCCGGCGCGAACCATCTCGATCAGCCCGTCACCACAGGTAAGAAGTTGCAGGTGGTGATCCACGTCAGAAAGAGACCGTTTAACCTTTTTCGCAATCTCTGCTGGCTCCCATCCCTGATTTATCAGGCGCTGGTAGGCTGCTGCACGTTCAAGCGCCGTCAGGGGTTTTCCCTGGCTGCTCGTGACCATGAACGCAATGCGATCGGCTTCAGTACCAATGAAGTCTTTGCACTCAAGGCGAGGGATTTCGGTACCTGATTGCTGAGCGGCCAGCGCGCCGTAATAGCGGTGATGCCCGTCAACAATCCTGACGCCCTGCTCAGTAACCTGAACAGCCAGGGGCGGGATTAGTTCGCCTGCGATAAACGCATCGCGAAATTCGATCACATGCTCCTGATCGATTTCACGCACGTTAAAGCCAGGCTCCACGTACAACTCAGCTAACGGCACCAGAAACGTCTTGCGCGTCGTGGTGTCAGACCCGTTCTTTTCCTTCTGGTTGTACAACTGGGAAAGTGTTGTCATAATTATTCCTGTGAATTGATCCAGTTAATTCGCACTGAAAGCCGTTGGTGTTCGCGCACCTCGGCTTTCGCCTTTTCTGTGATAGTCATTCAGTCCCATCCCAGCGGTTCAGGCCGCACCCGTTCAGCTTTCATCCCCATTTCCGCCAGTGTTTCCATGGCGAAGAGATAATCACGGCGAACCAGGACAGCTTCTGGGGGTGCAAGCTGAATACCTAATGCGTTCAAGAACCGACAAAACTGCTCAATGTGGCACCCCTTGCCTTTCCATCTGCTGATTGTTGATTCATCCAACTCACTGGCCTCTGCAACAGGCCGCTGACCGATCAGTGCAAGGCGGTTGAGAATCAAACTTTCCATTTCAACCGGCCTGATAACTGGCGGCTCTAACTTGCGTGAAATTGAGCTCTCCATCTGCGAAAGTCCTCGTTGTGTTGTGCCGCCGGGTTAGGCGGCGTGGTTAATGTGATTTGGCGTGAATATCGCCATACAGAAGCCAGTACGGGTCGCATTTAAGTACCCTGGCCAACTCAATCAAAAAACGGGGGCGCTTAGTCACTCCGGCTTCAATGGCCTGAAGAGACTGCTGTTTCATACCAACAAGTTCAGCTAACTGAGCTTGGGATAGATTCATTTCCTCTCGTTTTTGTTTGAGGCGGTTTGAAATTGTTTCCATATTACCTCCACAGTTTTATCTGTATTCTCCGACAGTTATTTCTGTTTGTCAAATACAGTTTTAACTGTGACTATCAAGGCATACCAAGAGAGGGATTTATGAGCCTTGCAGATCGCGTAAAACAAAAACGAATTGATTTAGGGCTAACCCAGACAGAGGCCGCAGAGTTGGCCGGGATACGACAGCAGTCCTGGCAAAGCATTGAAGATGGGAAAACGCTAAAGCCACGTAATATCATTGGGATAGCCAAGGCGCTTAAATGCGATCCAGAATGGCTAATGAACGGCGGTGCATTCATGCCGCTGGCAGAGGTGAACAGCAGGAGAGTTCCGTTGATTAGCTATGTACAGGCAGGAGCCTTGGCAGAGAAAAATCCTATCGAAGCTTTTGATGGAAGCCTCGAATACATCCTTACAGACCTTGATATCTCTGAGTTCTCATTCGCGTTGCGCATTGAGGGAGACTCTATGGAGCCGGATTTCAAGGCTGGCGATGTTATTATCGTTGATCCAGAAGTTGAGCCAACGCCTGGTGAGTTCGTTGTAGCTAAGAATGGCGGCGAGCAAGCTACTTTCAAAAAGTATCGTCCGACATACACTGACATGAAAGGGTGTCAGCACTTTGAATTGGTACCGCTTAATGACGACTACCCAGTTATAAATAGTGAAAATCAACCTCTAACAATCATCGGTGTGATGATTGAACACCGCATTTACCGAAGAAAACGCTAACCCCGCCACACAACAATGAAACCGACTTACGTCGGTTTTTTTTCGCCTGAATAAAAATAAATCATCAACAAATACAGGTATTTATGTCAAATGATAAACCAAATACAGTTTTGTCTGTTGACGTAATTACAGTTTTATCTGTATTCTTACCTCATCAGCAAACAGTGGTCTTCGTGGTGGTGAATCTGCAGCCGCGCCGACGGCAACCAGAAGATCAGCGTCTGGCGCCACCGACGAAGACCATTCAATGCGCGGAGTAATCAGCAACGTTCCGCCAGCCGGGCGATAACGGCAGAGGATGAGATGGAAGTTACCCACAACAACAAGCAGTACAAAGCTGTCCCTATGGCTAACGGTAGTTTGTGGCGCCTGACGTCAGTGGAGCGCCCGCGTGAATCAGTCGTCCTGAATCGCGAGCAGATGATCATCGCTGGCCTGGGCCATGTAGTCGAATCGCAGGTTCCTGACCTTAACAAGGTCCGCGCCGCCCAGAACAAAATCGTTATTGCCCTGTTCCTGGAAGATGAGCGCATGTGGAAAGAGGCGGTTGAACAGTACCGCCAGGCATCCGGGAGGACTCTTCATTGATGGGAACCTTATTCGCTTTAGTCCTGACCGTAGCGACAACCAGCGGTGATTATCAGGACATGGTGCTAGGCGTATACGAAAGCCAGCAGTTATGTGAAGCAGCTGCGACCGAGCAGCAGGTGGCTGGCGAGTGCTGGCCGGTTGAAGGGATTGTCCGTAACGGAGAAATCCCGGCTGAACAGGTAGCGAAGTTCTAACGCCCCACTTCGGGCAAAACCAAATTACCGACACTGGCAGATCACACATTGCCGGGATGTCCACAAATCAAATATGGGAGATAGCGAATGGCATATCTCACGCAAGACCGAATTGAAGATGCAGCCTGGGTTAACCATTACGCCCAGGTTGCTCGCGAAGAAGAAGAGTCCGAACTGGCTGATGAGTTCGAAGCTAAATTCCGTTTTAGCTATTTCCGCGAAATGTTCGCTGGCTCCAGCGCCGACAACAAGGCGATCACCGAACTGTTGAATGACGATTCATTCCAGGAAAAGGCCAATGAATTTCTGCGCTATGCAGCCGAGGAACTGGCGGCAAAGCAGGTTGATATCAACATCGAGTTACGGAGGGCGTAATGGCCTTATTTCAACGGGCAACTAACACCCAGGCCTATCTTAAAGCGGGTGTAATGGGTTTCGCTGGAGACGGGAAAACATTCACCGCAAGTGAATTAGCCATCGGCCTTGTTCTTCTGATGCGCCAGCGCGGTATTCCAGCAGGGGACAAACCAGTAATGTTCCTTGATACCGAAACCGGGTCAGACTGGGTTAAGCCACGTTTTGACGCTGAAAACATCGAACTTTTCACCGCTAAAACCCGCTCATTCGTCGATCTACTTGTTGCTGTTAATGAAGCAGAGTGCAATGGCTCGGTAATGATCATCGACTCTATCAGTCATTTCTGGACAGGGCTGTGCGATGAGTATGCAACGCGACGTAACCGTAAGCGCGGTCTTGAATTCTCAGACTGGGCATGGCTGAAAGGAGAGTGGCGCAAATTCACTGATCGATTTGTTAACAGCCAGGCTCACACCATCATGTGTGGCCGCGCTGGTTACGAATATGACTTTTTCGAAGGAGATGACGGCAAGAAACAACTCGCCAAAACCGGGATCAAGATGAAAGCGGAAACCGAGACAGGTTACGAGCCATCCATCCTCATCCAAATGGAAAAACAGATGAACATCGATACCGGGCAGGTTTGGCGAAATGCACGAATCCTGAAAGACCGATCAACCCGAATTGACGGAATGGTATTCAGCAATCCGACATTCAAAAATTTCCTTCCGCATATTGAGTTTTTGAACCTTGGAGGGATGCATCTGGGTGTGGACACATCGCGTGACAACGGTGAGTTATTTGCCGCTGACGGCATACCTGCGTGGCAAAAGGAGAAGCGCTCCAAAGAAATAGCCCTTGATGAAATCGTTGAATTGCTAACCAAACATCATGGCGGATCAACCAATGACGCCAAGCGCGCCAAAGCCGATTTGCTGGAAAAGGTATTTCTATCCCGTTCCTGGGAGCGAATTAAGGGCATGGACTGGCAAACCATCAAATCTGGTCGCAACGCGCTGTGGCTTGAACTGGAAGGTGTTGAGTATGCCTTTCCCGATCCTCAATCAATAACTGAGCATCCAGTTCAGGAGGGAGAGGAGGATATACCTCAATGAAAACACCATACGACAACATTGTTGTTGGTACAGCAAAGCTGACTTACTCAGTTCAGCATCGCGGATGGATGACACCTGGCGGAACGGTAATTAGAAACCCGCTAAAGGCCCAGCGCTGCGCTGAAGCGATGAACGATGCATTCAAGGGCGTGAGATTTAAGGTGGTTGCACTATGACTGACTATAGCGGTTCAACAACGCCAGCCGCAGAACGCGACCTGTGGCGTACCCCGGCAGAAATTTTCACCGCGCTGCACCTTGAATTTTCCTTCCAGCTCGATGCGGCGGCTGACAGCGTTAACGCAAAGTGTGCCAGTTTCCTGACTGAACAGGACAACGCACTTATCTGCGACTGGATCAGCGATGGTGCTGTCTGGGTTAACCCGCCCTATTCCGATATCTCTCCGTGGGTTGAGAAGGCGGAAGAACAGTGCCGCCGTCAGGGGCAGCCCGTGGTGATGCTGGTTCCGGCAGACGTATCAACTGGATGGTTCAGCCGGGCGATGGATAGCGTCGATGAAATTCGCCTTGTGACCGGCGGGCGCATCCAGTTTCGTCCGGTAAGTCGCGAAGGTAAGCGCAACTCTAACCCAAAGGGATCGATGTTTTTAATCTGGCGTCCGTTTATCAGGCCTCGCGGGATGTTTACCACAATCAACAAATCAGAACTGGTGCGGATCGGTGCGGAGTTCCTGGAAGAGGAGTGTGCAGCATGACGCCAGAGCAGGAAAACGCAGTGCGCGCTCAGGCCCGCAAATGCACCGAAGAGGTACGCAAGGCGATGAGCGCCAGGCCAAAACCGAAGTGGAATGACGTTGTCCCGGCAATCCTCAAAAAGCATCACCTGAAAATAGCGCCGCTGGGCGTGGGGCTGGTCGAGTTCATCAGCACGATAGGCCGGATGAATGGGCGTTACGGGGTGGAATCGTGAAACTGAAAATGTATACACCGACAGGCCCAGTAATCATCGACACGAACGATGTTAGTCAGTTTTACCCTGACCAGGAAAGCGGCGGAACGACCTTAGAAATGGTTAACCCTGCTGGAGATCATGCAAAAGTGCAGGTTAAGCATGGTTTTTATCAGGTGACACGCGCACTGGCTACCGCCTGGGACATTGATAAGCGTAAGGAAGGTACAGCATGAAAGAGCGCGGAATGATTTTTAACGAGTACCAGGTGCGAGCCCTGCTTGATGGGAGCATGACGCAAGTTCGGCGTGTGATTCATTCAGGTGCCAAAAATATGCAGGCTCGAGGACATGAGGTCATCTCTTATCGGGAACCCGGCGACAAATGGTACGGAGACTACGTCTATTCAATGCGCGATCGCAGTGGTGTATGGCAGGACTTCACCAACGAGCAGTTTCTAGCTAAATGCCCGCACGGTGTAGCAGGTGATCGCCTTTACGTCCGAGAAACATTTTCTCACCTTCACCAGTTTAATTTCTTCGATCCAGCGGTGCCGCATGAAGTCCCGGATTTCTGGTATTGGGCCGACGGGGAGCCGGAATGGGGTGACTGGACGCGGCCACAATCTGGAGCAGTAATGCCACGGGAAGCAAGCCGCATAACCCTGGAGATCACCAGTGTTCGCGCTGAACGCCTTCAGGCTGCTGATGAATCATGTCTTCTGGACCAACTTGGCGACATGCTCGAACACTGCGATAGCGTCGCGGGACGCGCATTCAATCATGCTGAACACCATGCGATCGCTGGCGTACCGGTTGGGATGTGTCCAGAAATGCATGGTTTCAAAGCATGGTGGGACAAGGTTAACGGCGCTGGAAGCTTTGATTCCAACCCTTGGGTTTGGATGATTGAGTTTAAGCGTGTGGAGGTGAACTGCGATGAATAACAGAAAAGCGCGCCGATTACTGCGTATGCCGTTCAAGTTCAGCAACCGCAAATTTATGACCGGCTGGCCGGAGACCATCCAGCGCCCGGGAAATGAGTGGGTCGACAAGAAGAAGCGCAGCGCGGCGCAGAACCGGTGGAAAAATCATGCGAGGTATTTGTGATGGCTGCTAAATCGCTGATTGGGGTTTTAAAAGAGGTGCCGAAATCGCAGTGGCCGCAAAAGCTTCACGACCCGCGCCGCACTCATGTATGGGCCAACTCATATTTTCTGGTGCAGGAATTCAGGGAAGAGGAAGGCGTGGTCCGCCTGTCCGTTAACACAACCGGTATGGGGATGAACGGGCGCTGGAAGGATGGCATCACCTGGGATGCATTGCAGGAAATCAAAAATGCTGTGGGTTATGCAGACCGGGATGCGGTCGAGATTTACCCGGCTGAACGTGACGTGGTGAACGTGGCGAATATGCGCCACCTGTGGATTTTGCCGGATGCCATCCCATTCGCCTGGCGCCGTGGTCACTGAAATCGAATATCAACGGCCCCGGCTGGGGCCAGTGGAGAGCATCAATGGAAGAAGAAGTATTCACCAGAGATGAAGCCGCTGCCTTCCTCAAAGTGGATAAAGGCACGATTGCACAGTGGATAAAGTCCGGTCGCCTTGCTGCCACTCGAAAAAATCCACATAAGAAAAAAAGCCCATACCTTATCTGCAAGTCAGACTGTATTGCGGCAGTTAAGAACCCGATCCACAATCAGCCGGTGAATGCGGTTGATGTGCAGGAGGATAAAGCATGTCAATCAAACTGCGTGCCGGTACGTGGCACTGCGACTTCGTTACGCCTGGTGGGAGCCGAATTAGACGCTCTCTTGGGACAGCGGACAAAAGGCAAGCACAGGAACTCCATGACCAGCTAAAGGCGGAGGCCTGGCGCGTCGACAAAATGGGGGAGTATAAGCCGCGCACTTTCGAGGAGGCTTGTGTCCGGTGGCTTAATGAAAAGCAGCACAAAAAAAGCCTGGACGATGACAAAAGCCGGATAGGTTTCTGGCTAATGCATTTCAAAGGCATGGACCTTTCTGCAATCACGGAGGATCGCATCCTGTCGGCAGTTAGCGGGATGGTGAACAGAAAACACAGGCTGAACTGGGAAGCCAGGCGCGATAGCTGCCTGCGATCAGGTAAGCCAGTACCTGAGTTTAAAGATAAGCGAGCATCGATCGCCACCAGAGCAACGCACCTTGCTTTTATTCGTGCCCTGTTGCGATGCGCGGCCAACGAATGGCGCTGGATTGCAAAGGCACCCAATATTAAATGCCCGGTGCCAAAGAATAAGCGCATTCGCTGGTTAACAAAGGAGGAAGCCAACGCCCTGATACGGGAGCTACCGGATCACTTCCGGCCAGTAGTGATTTTTGCCCTGGCTACAGGATTGCGGCGGTCGAACATTACCGATCTGGAATGGTCGCAAATTGATATGCAGAGGAAAGTGGCATGGATACACCCGGAAGATGCGAAAGCAGGACGGGCGATTGGGGTCGCCCTGAATGAATCGGCCTGCAAGGTGTTACGGGATCAGGTTGGTAAACACAACCGTTGGGTGTTTGTTCACACGGAATCGTCAGTCAGGCCTGACGGGACCAGGACAAAAGAAGTCAGGAAAATGAGGGTTGATGCTAACACGGCATGGCGCGCTGCGTTAAGACGGGCTGGAATAGAGAACTTCCGTTTTCACGATCTGCGGCACACCTGGGCGAGTTGGCTCGTTCAGTCCGGCGTTCCGCTTTCAGCGCTTCAGGAAATGGGGGGATGGGAGAGCATCGAAATGGTACAGCGTTATGCTCACCTGGCACCGAATCACCTTACCCAGCATGCCATGCAAATTGACTCATTTCTGGCGGGAAATGGCACAAATATGGCACAAGGTGGATTTTCTGATTTGGTGAAAATAGCGTGA